CCAAGAATAGTAGTCATGTTATTTAGTTGCCAGTAAGTAAAGCCCTAAATTCGAAAAAGAATACCCGCTATATACGACTGCCATAGACATGTTTCCTTTTATTCCTTGCTCTAGTGCAATATAAGCGTAGATTAATCCAGTCACAATAATAAGCCAAGAACTCATAAAAATCTCCTTTTTATACATTTTAGCTAAAAAACATTAAAAAACATTACACAAAAATAAAAAATAGTATAAACTACTGGTAACTGGGTGATTTCTTATACCGGACTGCCCCAGCAGACGATGCAACGATTGGTATAAGCAAACTTTTGCATAAGGGGTTTTATAATGGCACGAGCAACTTTTGAAGGTCCAATTCTATCAGGTGATACTAGATTTGGCGCCCTACGTAACGTAGGATACGCTGGGTTAAACCAATCAGGTAATTTATTATTGACAAACGTAACGGCAAATACTGCTAACTACGGCGGAATTTCTGGTCAATTTGTTGATTCAAACGCTATTCCAAATACCTCTGGCGTTGTTTATGTACCGTCTTCTTCTACATTCCCATCAGTTGTACAAACTATTCCAGCTGATACAGCCACTAACATATATCGTGGGTTTGTTGCATATCTACCAACAAATAGCCGCATTATTAATATGCTTGTTGATGTTCAAGCTTTAGTTACTGTTACAGGTACACTAACATCACAAACTGTTTACATTTCAAATAACTATACAGCTGCCGCTGGTACACCTACTTATGCTGCTACAGGTGCAATTAGCGCTGTTGGTCGCCAAGCACTAGCTACATTTACAGCTACTCAACTAGCTAATATGCAAGCTACGTCTACTGATATTCTTCAGAGCGGACAACCAAATATTTCTCAGGTTGTATTCACTATTGCAATTGTAGGTACTACTCTTTCCGCAGTTACAGCGGGTCAGTACATATTTACAGTTCAGTATACACAAGCTGATGGAAACATTGGTACAGCTACAGCCTACCCATACGGTAACTTTGATTAATTAATCCGGGGGGTCTACGGACCCCTTTTTACAACTTAGGAGATTAATTATGGGTATGCAATATGATGTAAAACAAGCGCATTTAAACGGCAGCGGTATTATGGTGCCTTTTGGCACCCGTATTAAGGGTATATCATTAACTGGTACTGCCTCTGCTGGGCAATTAACTATTTTTGATACCACAACCGCTCCTGTAACTACGGCTACTTATGGTCGTTCTGGGACAACTGTTACTATTACGCAATCGGCTCATGGTTTAGCAACAGGACAAACCATTGGTATTGACTTTGCGGCGGGCACGGGCGGAACGGCTACTAATGGTACTTACGCAGTTACTGTTACAAACTCTAGTACATTTACAGTTACAGACATTAACAGCGGGACTATTAGTGCCTCACCAACACTTGTTTATTCTACAGGTAAGTGGCTAATGTCATATGATATAGCGGCTGGAGATTCTTATAATAACGCACCATCTATTCCGGGAGAAGGCGTAAGAGCTATTACTGGCGTGTATGCGTATATGGTTAACCTAACGGCAGTTAATATTTATTATGGCTAAGAAAAAAGGTCCGTCTCTGGCTATTGGTAGGGGTGTGAAGTTACCCGTATCTAAAGGGGCTGGACTTACCGCCAAAGGCAGAGCTAAGTACAATGCGGCTACAGGGTCTAACTTAAAGGCTCCGCAACCACAAGGGGGCGCAAGGAAGAAGTCGTTTTGCGCTAGGATGTCAGGAATGCCCGGACCAATGAAAGACGAGAACGGCAAACCTACTAGAAAGGCTGCAAGTCTAAAGAGATGGAAATGTTAATGGCACTAGACGACTCCACAAAATTAGAACTAGTGCAGCTAATTAAAGAGGCAGTACAGCAAACTATAGATTCACATCCATTAAATCCAGATGAGTTACAATGGGTTAGAATGGCAATAAAAGCAGAAGCAGAACGAGCAGAGTTACGTAAAGCAATAATCCATAAGTCTTTAGCCGGTTTAGTTTGGATGATGTTAGCGGGCGCAGGCGCATGGTTAGTTGATTTTGTTTCAAATCATTGGAAATAATATGCCAAGTAAAACAGCAAAACAGCATCGGTTTATGGAGTTGGTTGCGCACAATCCTAAAGCAGCAAAAAGATTAGGCGTACCTCAATCGGTAGGTAAAGATTTTGCAGAAGCAGATAAAGGTAAAACATTTAAAAAGGGCGGTATGCCCGCAAGTATTAACAAACCAAAAGCCCATCATACAGAAGGTGGGGTTCCCAATTATAGTCTTAGTAAACATGTAGGTCTAAAAGGAGGCGGTATGGCAGAGTCTAAAAAAATGGTAGGAAAAGAAGTTGCATTTATGAAGAAAAAGGGAGCTCCGGCTTCTATGGTAAAACACGAAACCGCTGAAATGGGTATGATGAAAAAAGGCGGCAAGGTTAAAAAAATGTCTAAAGGTGGTGGGATTGAGTCTAAGGGCAAAACTAAAGGCAAGGTCTGCTAATCATGGCTGAGCAAAAATACGACCCAGACGAGTATAAGGGCAAGCCTACGGCTAAAGAAATAACCGATAAAATAGCAACGGAAGAAAACAAGCAAGACCGTGAAGCTATGATGGCTCCTTTACGTAAAGCTAAAGATTATGTCGTAGAAAAGTATAAATCTATGACTTCAGACACTCCTCCTACAGCCACTAAAAAAATGGCTAAGGGCGGTAAAGTTGCTGGTCAATTAGCTACTCGTGGTTATGGTATGTGTAGAGGCGGCAAGACAAAATGAAAGCTAGTCGGGGCATGGGAGCAATTAGCCCAGCAAAACAACCTGATAGTTCCAAGTCCGCCGTCTTATTAAAAAAAGGCGGTAAAGTAAACGCAGCTGGTAATTACACTAAACCTAGTCTTAGAAAGCGTATTGTTTCTCAGGTTAAATCCGCAGCAACACAAGGCACAGGCGCAGGGAAATGGTCAGCTCGTAAGGCTCAATTGGTAGCAAAGAAATACAAAGCCGCCGGTGGGGGGTATAAAGATTGAAAGCGCCACAACAGTCTTTAAAAGCTTGGGGGGACCAGAAATGGACAACCAAGTCAGGTAAGAAATCATCTGTAACGGGTGAGCGGTATTTACCAAAGAAGGCTATTGATGCGTTAAGTCCGCAAGAGTATGCCGCAACTACACGGGCAAAGCGGGCGGGTAAAGCAAAAGGTAAACAGTTTGTAGCACAACCGAAAAACATAGCAAAGAAAACCGCAGGGTACAGATAATGAACGAAGACACCGAACCGTTATTTAGTATTGATTTACACTTTATTAAAGGTGTGATGTTTGGGTTTGAATTAGTTACAGACGAAGACTTTAGTTATTTTGTATTAGACTTGTTTATACTTAGAATAATGTTTATACGTTAGGGTATAATATGCTAAATAAAATACTACTGTGGCTAACTAATTGGTATATGCCAAAACCACAAGATGTTGTGGGAGTAGTAGCACCCGTTAAAAAGCAAGTTGTTAAAAAAACAACAACTGTAGCTAAAAAAGCGCTTGTTAATATAACTGCTCAAAAAGCCGCTAGTAAAGCAAAGAAAGCTAGTAAATGACTACAACAGGTACCTCCGCATTTAACCTTGATTTAAGTGAACTTATTGAAGAGTCATTTGAAAGATGCGGTCTTGAAATACGCACGGGTTATGACTTTAAGACAGCAAGACGTTCATTAAACATACTTACTATTGAGTGGGCTAATCGTGGTATTAACCTTTGGACTATTGAACAAGGCACCATACCAATGGGGCAGGGGATAAACACATATGACTTACCAGTTGATACAATTGATTTACTCGAACATCAAATCCGTACTAATGCGGGTCAACAGAATAATCAGACCGATATCACCATCAGCCGCATCAGTGTATCTACCTACTCTACAATTCCTAATAAATTAGCGCAAGGGCGACCAATCCAAGTTTGGATTAACCGTCAAAGCGGCGCAACGTACCCTACAGGCGTGAATAACCCCAAGATAGTAGTATGGCCTACCCCTGACCAAGGAACGATAGCAAGCCCGTATTATACGTTTGTATACTGGCGTTTAAGGCGCATTCAAGATGCAGGTACAGCTGTTAATACACAAGATATTCCATTTAGATTTATACCTGCTGTGGTAGCAGGATTAGCTTATTACTTGTCTATTAAATTAAAAGGGGTAGACCCACAACGGATTATAAGTCTTAAACAAGATCACGAAGAGCAATTTGCTTTAGCCGCAGCGGAAGATAGAGAAAAAGCGCCCGATAGATATATACCTCGTGTTACGTTTTTAAGGTAATGCAATGACTACGATGTTTACCTCTGGCAGATTTTCAATTGCTGAGTGCGATAGATGTGGCTTTAGATTTAAACTCACGGACTTAAAAAAACTAACAATTAAGACTAAGCAAGTTAGCATTAAAGTATGTCCTGAGTGTTGGGAACCTGACCAGCCACAATTGCAATTAGGTATGTATCCGGTCAATGACCCGCAGGCTGTAAGAGAACCACGTAGAGATAATAGCTATTATCAATCTGGGAATACTGGTATTATTATAAATGAATCCGCTGGGGATACTTTAGATGGTTATGGAACTCCTAGTGGGGGTAGTAGACAGATTCAATGGAGTTGGAACCCGGTAGGGTTTAAATATGATTTTGGGGAAACACCGAATAGTTTACAATCTATAGGTGTAACAAATAGCGTAACCGTAAGTTAAGGAGCATAAAATGGACAAAAAAGAAGTAAAATCAATTGCAGATACTGAAGTGCGTAAGCATGAAAAAAGTATGCACAAGGGTTCTAAACCAACTAAAATGGCTAAAGGTGGTAAAACGCAAGATGCTATGAAAGCTGTGGGGCGTAATATGGCTAAACTTAAAAACCAATTTGGGAAATAATCATGGCTAAATTTTCTAACAAAGTAATGGGTAAGGAAGTTGGACAAGCTTCCGTATACGCTACTCCACATACAATGGCAGGTACTTCATTAGGTCCTAAAGACGCTATGAAAGCCGTATCTGGTGCTGTAGACCCAAATACATTAAGTGCTAAACAAACAAGACCTTCCTCACAAGCTATGCGTGTAAGCGCAGGAGACCCCGGAAGAGATGATGTTAAGACTTCTGGTATTAAGATGCGTGGTACAGGCGCTGCTACTAAAGGCTTAATGTCTAGAGGGCCGATGGCATAATGAATTACGTTACGTTGTACCAAACAATTCAGAACTACGCTGAGAATACGGAATCGCTCTTTATATCGAGCATTCCTACGTTTGTACAACAGGCTGAAGAGCGTATCTTTAATACAATACAGTTTCCTTCGCTACGCAAAAATGTAACGGGGACTCTAACTTCAGGTAATCAATACCTCTCTTTGCCAAACGACTTTTTAGCTACTTACTCACTGGCTGTAGTAACGGCAGATGGCTACGAGTACTTACTTAATAAAGATGTTAATTATATTAGACAGGCTTATCCTAAAGCAACTGATACAGGAACACCTAAGTATTACGCCTTATTTGGCCCACAATACACCTTAAACACTGAATTATCAGTCATTATGGGGCCTACACCAAACTCTAGTTATCCTGTAGAGTTGCACTATTTCTTTTACCCAGCCTCTATTGTGCAGGGTATTGTTACCTTATTAGGCACTATTACTGGCGGAACTTTATACACTAGCGGAACGTACACAAACATACCGTTAACAGGTGGTTCTGGTATGGGGGCTGTAGCTACATTAACTATTGTTGCTGGTATTGTTACAGGCGTAACTCTAACTAATGGTGGACAATTTTACATAGTAGGGGATACCCTAAGCTTTAATGCAGCTAATATCGGTGTCGGTTCTGGTTCTGGGTTCTCTATACCCGTGACTGCGGTTAATAATACAACTGGAACTTCTTGGCTTGGTGATAACTTTGACCCTGTTCTCCTGTATGGTGCAATGCGGGAAGCCATGATATTTATGAAGGGTGAGCAGGATATGGTCACTTATTACGAACAGAAGTTTACTGAAGCCGTAGCCCTAGCTAAACGCCTTGGTGATGGTCTGGAGCGTGGCGATGCTTATAGAGATGGTCAAGTTAAGATAGGGGTTAGTTAATGTCTTTTACCCAAGGCCAAACTACAATATTTAAAAAGAATCTTTTAAGTGGCTTAGAAAATTTTGCCGTAGGAACTACTTATGTTTATAAAATTGCACTTTATACATCTCTGGCTACTCTGGACAGCTCAACTCTTGCTTATACTACTAGCAATGAGATTGTTGGCGGGGGATACACCGCCGGAGGAAAAACCTTAACTCCAATAGTGCCAGCAGTTGATTTTATAAACAATACCGCATATATTTCATTTGATAATGTAGTTTGGACAGGAGCATCCTTTACTACACGAGGGGCTTTGATTTATAATAGCACAACGTCTGCGGCTATTTGTGTGTTAGATTTTGGTTCAAATAAAACAGCATCAGAAACATTTACTATAACTTTCCCTTCAGCGACTTCAACAACCGCTGTTATTCTTCTTAATTAGGAGTAATTATGACAAACGAAAAAGCAAGCTGCGGTGATAACGCTGTAGCCTCATTACAAGCAAACGTAACTATTCCCGAAGGAATGGGTATAGAAGGTTTTTATAAAGTAGTGTGCCGTGATGCCGAGGGCAAATTAAAGTGGGAAGATGAGTTTCCTAACTTAGTCGTAGCTGTAGGTAAACAGCTGATGTTAGATACCTTGTTAAGAGGCTCTTCTTATACTGTTGTTGGACCGTTCCTAGG